GTAGATAGCCGCTCTGAGAAGCTGCTGCCGGCATGAAAGACGAAGGAAAACTGGAGTGGTTTGGAGGCAATCAGGACGCCCTGAACATGTATCGTGCGTTTGTGAATCTGGCGCACACATGGGACGACATGATTGACCGGGACAAGCCGGTGAGCGCCGATGACATCAACCGCGCTTTCTTAACTTGTCTGGTGTACCTGCCTGCCAATCCGTTTTACCGTGCCATCCAAGACCAGATCATGCCCATGTGGTTGGTGGTGGTCTCTTCGTATGAGACCGCTAACGCGTTTGAGAAAGCCAAAGACCCGCACGGGATTGAGATTGCGCACAGCCTGCGGTATGCGGCAGGTAGCATCATTGCGTATGCGGTCCATGTTTGTCTGGGCGCAGAGAAAGCAAAAGAAGTTTTGCCGGAAGTCTGGAAGGCCATGTTTTACGAGCGGTTCGACGACTACCGCAAGGAGCACCTAAGTGAATCCAATTAAATTTATCCTCTCTGCGCTGCGTTACGCAGGGGTCTTCGGCCTGTATCTGGGTGGCGGTGATAGCAGCCCTCCGCCTGCTAGCCAGACGCAAGTTTCCGATCTGCCGGACTGGGCCAAGCCGTATGCCAAAGAGACGCTGGGTAAAGCGCAAGCTCTGACGGACATCAACAAGAACCCGTACCAGACCTACGGCGGTGAGCGTATTGCTGGCTTTCAGCCGCTGCAGCAGCAGTCGTTCCAAGGCGCTGCGGGTATGCAGCCTTCTGAGCTTGGCGCTCAGGCTGGGCAAATGGCGGGTGCTGCCACGATGGGCGCGCTGGGTACCAGCTACGACCCGTACCGTATGGGCCAGTTCACCTCTGGGCGCGCAGCTCAGTACATGAACCCGTTTGTTGAAATGGCGATGGAGCCGCAGCTTCGGGAAGCTCAGCGCACCTCTGAAATGCAGCGCGTTGCCGATATGGGACAAGCCACCCGTGCCGGTGCTTTTGGCGGTGGCCGACAGGCAATCATTGAAGCCGAGCGCCAGCGCAATCTGGGTACGCAACTGGGCGACATTCGCGCCCGTGGCCTCATGACTGCATTTGATCAGGCGCAGCAAAACTTCGCCCGTGAGCAACAACTGCGTGAGCAGTCTCGCCAGTATGGTGCAGGTCTGGGCATTCAGGGCCTGCAAACCGCGCTTACCGGTGCAGGGCAGATGGGCGCTTTGGGCGGCCAGCAGTTCCAGCAAGGCATGGACATCAACAAGCTGCAGAACCTGTACGGCACGCAGCAACAGCAGCAACAACAAGCTGGCTTGTCCCAGCAGTACCAAGACTTTATGAACCAGCAGCGGTATCCGTACCAGCAGCTTGAGTTCATGTCCAACATCCTGCGCGGCACCCCGATGGGAACGGTTAATACGCTGTATGGTGGTCAGCCCAGCACAATGTCGCAGTTGGCAGGTGCCGGTCTGGGTCTCTATGGCGCGAGTAAACTGATGAAAAAGGGCGGCGCTGTGAAAGATAAGCCTGCCGCAGGCGGTCTGGCCGCGCTGGCACTGGACAAAATTGGGCGGGGGTAAGCATGCAATCGATGGCCGACTTCACCAACATGACTGAGCGCTTGGCGCTCATGCCTGATCCCGCACTGCAGCAATTTGCGCAGATGCACCGGGACGATCCGTTCACGCTGGCTTTGGCTGTGTCGGAATCTAACCGCCGCAAGAAGATGCGAACCGCGCAGCAAGGCTTGGCTGGGATGCAACAGCAGCCCCCGGTGGCCGACCAAGAGATTGCGCAGATGAACGAGCCGGCGATGCCGGAGAACGTAGGTATTGGCGCGTTGCCTGCCCCGGTCCTAGCAGGTATGCCCGCTGGCGGCATAGCTGGTGAAGAAGAGATGGAGCCTCAGACTATGGCCGGCGGGGGTCTCGTGGCGTTTTCTGGTGGCGGCAACGTGGAGCGGTATCAGCTTGGCGGCGCAACGTCAGCTTTGCGTGCATTTTTGCAGGCCACCGGCCAGACTGCTGCTTATACCCACGGCACCCCGGCTGAGAAAGCTGCAATCGAGGCGGCTTTCCGTTCAGTTGTTCAAGGCCCGATGCCTACGGCTCCCACTCCCGCTGCTGCCGGCACTCCGGCTTCTATGTTGCCGTCTCCAAGTGCGCTAGGTGCCGCAGCTCGGGTTGCGCCGATTGCCGGTATTCCGATTGGTATGGCCGCCGCACTAACTTCTGGTCTAGAAAGTATGCGAGCGGAGGGATATACGGGCGATCCTGCTGGCGAGTTCAGCACCGGCGTAGTGACGCCTGAACAAGCTGCGTTTGATGCTGAACGGGTAAAGCGTTTACAAGAAGCCCGGGGGGATACCCCTCCGGCTGCTACCCGTCCTGCACAAACGCCTTCGCCAACAGATCCCAATTTTAGGCGGCTCCCCGATCCGCGCATGGCGGGTATAACCCTTCCGGATTTACGAAGTGCTGCTGCTCCCGGTGCTGGACCCAACGCTGCTCCCGGTGCCGGCCCCGACGCTGCTCCCGGTGCTGGCGCTCCCCCACGTGCGGCTGGGTTTGATATGACCCCCGCTGGGCTGATAGCTTTGCGCAACAGGCTGGGAGAAACTATCAATGTTGAAGAGCCGAAGAACATGAAGATGGCGCGTGAAGCGCTGGATCAAGAAAGGCTTAACGCAGCGACAGCGCGAAAGGCTGCTATTGAGCGCGATCAGGCCAAATTCATGGAGGCTTTCAAAGGCCGCGAAGGTCGCCTCACGAAACGCGAGTCTGACCTTGAAAAGCAACGCGGCGAAAACATAGGGCTAGCGTTCCTTACCGCAGGTCTTAACACCATGTCTACCCCGGGTGGCCTCGCAATGGCGCTGGGTAAGGGTGCGCGTGTTGGTACGGAACAGTACGCCTCGGGCCTCGAGAAGCTGCGCACCGCAAAAGAGCGGTTGGATGAAGCGCGTGACCGTTTGGACGACCTGAAGCTCAACCGGGCAGAGATGAGCGCCAAAGAAATCCGCGATGCTGAAGACGGTATCAACACTGCCAAGATCGAGGGCAAGAAAAGTGGCGTTGAAGCTCTTTCCAACATGTTCAACATCAGCAACAAGCGTGCGGACAGCATGTTCAATACGCTGGCGGAAACCGGTATTGCAGTCTACAAAGAACAGCAAGCCAACCTTCGCAACGCCGCCAGCGTCGCTGCCACCAGAGACACGGCTGCCGCAACCCGAGAAGCAACTGCAGCGGCACGGATTCCTGCGCTACTCGAAACTACCCGCAAAAACATTGCGGCAGAAGCAATTAAAAAGTATCCATTTGATGCGGCGGCTCGTGAGCGCTTTGAAGCCGTTGAGTTTGCGGAGGCTATTAAACGAAGCCCGGCTCTGGCACAATACGTTGGCGCTGCCGGGGGCGGTGGCGCACCTGCCGCTGCGGTCACTCACCGCTTAAACCCCGCGACAGGAAAAGTTGAATCAGTGAGGTAAATATGCCGTACACCGTTGCTTTGCCAGATGGCCGCGTCGTAGAGTTTCCCGACAGCGTCTCTCTAGAAAAAGCAGCGGAGATACTGCGGCAACAGTTCCCGGCCCCCTCTGCCGGATTCTCGTTCAAAGACCTACTGACCTCTTTTGGTCAGGGCGCTGTTGGTAGCACCAAGGCGCTGACTGATGTTGCAGGCGCAGAAAACATTGCGTCTCAGCAGCTAGAGAAAGCCGGCGAAGCGCTTCAGCAGCGTCTGTCTCCCGCCCGGCAAGCCGAGTTGCGCCGCCAACAAGAGCGCACAAAGAAAGCGGAAGAGTCGGGCAGCACGGCAGAAGAGATTAAAGCTGCGTTGCGAAACGTAGCCGAGGCCCCGCTGCAGTCCACTGCCCAAGCGCTGGGTTCTTTTGTTCCCTATCTTCCCACCATGTTCTTGGGACCAGCCGCTGCCGCGCTGGGTCTGGGTGCTAGAGCGACGGCTGCTGCTACTACGGTGGCCCGTGCTGCTCCTGCTGCCATCGGTACGGCACAAGGTGCCGGTGCTGTTAAGGGCGCAATCTACGAGCGCGTGTACGAAGCGGAGCGCCAAGACGGTGTTCCGGAAGAGCAAGCCCGTGCCAAAGCCGGGGCTGCCCAAGATTATTTTGGCAAAAATATTGATCAAATTCTTCTCGGGGCAGGGGCGGGATACGTTGCGGGGCGCTTTGGTGCAGAACGCCTGCTGACTCCCGGTGCTGCAGAAACGGCAGGGCGTACGGCCTTGGGGCGAATTGGTACTGCTGTTGCTACCGATGTTCCCACCGAAGCATTCCAAGGCGGTCAGGAACGACTGGCTGCTAACTTAGCGCTTCAACGTGAGGGGCGGGATGTTGCGGCTTTCCAAGGCGTGGCTGGGCAAGCTGCGCAAGAAGGCATCATGGGCGCGCTGGGCGCTGTGCCGGTTGCAGCTATCCGTGGCCCGGGTGATACCCGCATCAGAGAAGAACAAGACCGCCGGGCAGAAGAAGCTGCACGCTTGCAAACCGAAGCGGATGCTGAAACTGCCCGCCAAGCGGCCTTCCGCCAAACCCCGGAGTACATCGACGATCTGGAAAAACGCTTTGCGCAGGTAAAAGCCACTGAGCAACAGCTTGAAGCTGCCACCAAAGGCAAGGTGGACAAGAACGACCTGCTGGCTGTGGAAGAGCGCCGCCGCGCTAAAGAAGCGCTGGAGGAGTTCAGAAAGAGCGACGAGTATAAGAATACGCTGGAAGAGTACACGCAGGCTTTTGATGTGCTGCGCCCTCGCATTCTGGAGCGGCAACGCGTTGAGCGTGTCGGGGCTGCCCCGGAGGGCGCGCAGCTAGATGTCTTTGGCGAGCCTGCCGGCGTGCAGGACTTGTCGGTGCCGGGGCAGATTCGATCCCTGAACACGTACATCACCTCTTTTGATAGCCAGATTAAGCAGGCCCAGAAAGCCGGTGATACGCAGCAGGTTGCGCTGCTGCAGCAAAAACAAAACGAAGCACAGAATCAGATTGCTAACTTGCTGCCTGACGTGTCGATGCTGGGTGAGGCGTCGCAGCGTGCGCAAGCGCGGCTGGAAGAGTATCAGACGCAAATCAAAGACCTTGTCGCTGTCGATACGCTGACCCCTGCTCAATACCAACAGCTTGAGCAGCTTAATAGCACCGCATCCCAGATTCGCAACGCTATTACTGAGCTGGATGAGGCACGCAAGCTTTCCCAGAAGTACAAGCCGACCGAGACTGCAAAGCCGGTCGATAAAGAAAAAACGCTATCCACCCTGCGCAAGCAACTGGAGAAACAGGCGGAGCTTGGCGAAGACATTGGCCCGACGCTGGCAAAGATTCGTGAGATGGAGGCTGTGCAAGAACAGCCTGCTTTGTTTGGTGAAGAAGACCTGCGTGAAGTAAAGACGCGGGATTTGGGCGACGTGATTGCGGACGAGCGTGAGCGGGTCAAGGCGCTACGCGAGAAACTGGACGCTGAACGTGCTGCGCTGCAGCGGATGGCAATCACGCCTGAGTCTGGGCTAACAGAAGAAATTCGTCGCCGTAAGAAAGAAATCACGGAAGAGGCTAGAAAAACTGCGGAACAGATTCGCCAGCGCAATCAAGAACTGATCAATCTTGAGCAGCTAAATAAAAATCTTGCGCAGTTTAATCGGCAAATACAAACGCTACAAAGCCAGAACAGACCAGTTCCCGCAGGTTTGGCGGCGCGTGTTGCCACCATACGCCAGAGCATCGACGTTATTAAAACGCGTTTGGCCGCACAAGAGCCTGTGCGTGAAGGCCAGCGCGAGTTGGCTCCTGCTGTTGAGACGGGTGAGCTGGCACCCCGGGTTACTGACGCCGAGCTTGTGGCTCAGCGTGACCGCGACATTGAAGCGTTGTTGGATCAGTATCTGGCTCCGGCGCTGGGTGTTACGGAGACCCAAGAAACGCTGACACTGCAGGGTCCGGAAGGCGAGCGGCAACTTGATCTGACCACGCTGGGCGGGGAGCAGCCCGTCACAGCCGCCGAAATTGATCAGGTTGCATCTCGACGAGAAGAGCTTGTTGTTGCGTACGTTAACGAATTTGAACCGGCTTTACGAGAAGCCAAAACCGACGCGGAACGCCGCAACGCTGAACGAAATGTTGAGCGTGTAAAAAACGCAATTACTGAACTGGCTCGAATTGAAGTTGATCTTCGTCGCCAGCGTGCAAAGCTTACGCCTCTTGGTGCGGAATACGACAGAGAGCTTGAGCAGCTTTTGCGTCAAGAGTTTACGCGGCAAATTAAACAGCCGGTGGGACGGCAGCAAGAAGAGTACGCAGCTGCTGTAGAAAAGTTGCGGAAAGTAGAAAACGAAACCCTTGAAGCAGTCTATGACATGCGCAAGGTGTTATCGGACGCTCGCCGTAAAGGCGTGGTGGATATCACCGAGCTGATTCAAACCGATCCGGTTGTCCGTGCGGGCATGGCGGCTGAAACACGCGTGGCTGTGGCTCAACGGCAAGTAGACGCTTTGGCGCAACGTACGCCGTCACTACCCATGCTTACCGAGCAGACGCTTGAGGAACGGTTTGACGATCTCATTACTGAGTTTTCAAAAGGAACTCCGCAAGAAGTTGCGGCTAAAACTAAAGGTCGGCGTGTTGCGACCGGGGCCAGACCTGCTGCCCTTGCTGGCGCGGACATCCCTGCGCGGATTGCGGCCAACGATAAGCAGATCAAACAGATTCGGCAAGACCTGAAGTACGCCGGGCGTCCGACCGACCCTGAGAAGATCGCAGCGCGGGACAAGCTGGTTGCGGAACTCAAGCCGCTGCTGGAAGAAAATGTTGCACTTAAAGCTGAGTACAACAAACAGCAAGCCGGGCAGGCAGCCCCTGCCGTGGAAGAGACCGGCGAAGTCGCCGAGATGCGCAAAGAGCTGGCTGGCATCGAGCGTGCGCTGGCGTCTGGCATGTTCAAGGGCGACGCTGTCCAGCGTCTGGAAGCTGCGCGTGCTGAGTTGCAAGGGCGGATTGAAGCTGCGACCGGCCCGACTAAGCCGGAAGCCGAAGTGCAAGAAAGCCTGCTGCCCGGCATGGCTCAACGCTTTGCTCAGTTTGAGTACAAGCCTGTTGCACCGGAAGCAATTACCAAGGCCAAGACGGACTACGCCAAAGCCACGCAGAAAGTGGAAGACGTGCGCAAGGCGCTGGGGCGTCTGGACGAGATGGGGCCGAAGTACTTCCAAGAAGTTGCTACCACCTACCAGCAGAACATTGAGCGTGAGCGAAACGAAAAGATTCGGCGTGAAGGCAAGATTAAAGCGCTGGAAGATCAGATTGAAAAACAGATTGCGCTTAGTGACGCGTTGCCGGAAGACCGGCGCAAGGATAACGCGTACTTGGATCGTGCCAACGAGCTTCGTAACGAACTGGAAACAGCCCGAGCAGAACTTGCTCAGTCTGAACGCCGCTCCAAAGAACTGGAGCAAGCCGACGCCGAGGTTAAGCGTTTCCTAAACCTTGCCAAGCTTGCCGGTACTGCCGGCGCACAAGACCTGCGTCCCAGTCTAGAGCGTGCACGTGACGAGGCACTTGCCGACGCTGAGAAAAAGAAACAAGCTGTTGCAGACCTTGAAAAACGCCAGCGCATGTATGAGCAGCAGGAGGCTGCTAAGCGCGGTGTTGAGTTGGGTGACATCGAGGCTGAACGCATCACCACAGGTGAAGCGCAGGGGTTTGTGTCCGGGCGCGGGAAGGCGTTGACGGAGAAGCCTAAGTCCAAGCGAAGCTGGGTTGTTAGCACGGACAGCAAGGCTAAAGTGCCTACGGCGGCACAGACCGGCAAGATGGAAGCCGCAACGCAAAACGCATTCAACCTGCTGGCTGAAGCCAAAAAAGAAACGGCTGCTGCAACGGCAGCACTGGCCGGCGCGCCTGCTCCGGAAAGCTTGGCCCCACTGAAAGATGCCTTAGCTAAGCTAGAGGCAGAGATTAAGGCGCACTACACGCCTGAGCAAGCCACGACTATTGCAGAAGAGATTGCCCGGTTGCGGGATCGGCTTGCTCCTACGGCACCAAAAGTTGCAGATATTGCAGCAGCGTATCAGCGCGCTACGTCGGCAAAGAAAGGGCTGCCACCTGCACAACGTGTGGCGCAGATGATGTTTGAGACTTCCGTTGCTGAGACTAAGGCAGCAACGGCGTTGAAAACCGCAGAGCAGGGCGTTACGACTGCGCAAGAAAAACTGGACGCTGCCGCAGCCAACGTGAAGAAGGCTGAAAAACGGCTGGAGAAACTGAAAGATCCGGCTAAGCGGCGCGGGACGCAGCTCTATATTGACAACTTGTACGGCTCGGCACAAACGCTACGGGATGCTGTAGCGGACGCCACACTTGCCCAGACTAAAGCTGAGCAAGTTTACATGGTTGCGCGGTTGGAGCGGCTGACGCTTATCCAACAAATGGGCGAGCACGCCAAGACCGAAGCGGCCAATATTAGTGCGCGACTGGCCGAAGCTACGGGCACCATTGATGCCCTGACCAAAGAGCGCGATGCTGCGCTCCAGCGTGAGCAAGCTATCCGTGGCAAGCTGACTGATGCGGAAGCTGCGGCTGAGAAAGCGCAAGAGGCTGAAGAGACCGCTAAGAACGCGGCCAAAATTGCTGCCCGGCAGGCTGAAGAAACCGCAAAGCAAGACGCTATCAATGCCGCTGCTGCGGCTCGGGCGCAGGCTGAACGTATTCGCAGTGGTCTGGGCTTACCCGGTATCCGTGTCGAGCGCGACACCGCTGGACAGTTGATGACGGCAGCGCAAGCTGATATCAAACAGCGGCTGGCTACGGCAGAGACCAATCTTGGCAAAGCCTTGCGAAGCGGTGACACGGAAGCAATCAAAGCTGCCACCAAGGTTGTGCAAGATACCACCACCGAACTGGATCAGGTTTACGCCAAGGCCCCCGTCAAAACGACTGAAGTGGGGGTTGAGCGGGAAGCTGAAGTTGAGGACGCGTTCCAGCCCGCGCCTGTTGCAGGTGTGCGGCTACCCACCCGCCGTGAAGGTCCGGCGGTTCGTTACGTCCGTGGTGGCAGCAAGGCCATCATGCAGGCTGGGGTTACCAAGCTTCGCGCTGCTGGACTGTCGCAGGAATCCGCAAACGCTATCAGCCTGTACGTCAAGAAGAACAAGATCAAAGGCGCGAAGACCGCAGAAACGAAAGCAAAGCAGACTGAAGAGTTTGCAGCGATGACGCGTGACATGACCGATGAGCAGGTCAACGCTATGGTTGCGGAAGGCCAGCGGTTGATGGGGCTGGGTCCGACGGCGGAGCTGATTGCCAAACGTGCTGCCTTGCAAGACGCGCTGGCTGCCGTTACTAAGGCTGAACAAGACGTCCGTGACGCCAAGACCAACGTCACCAAAGAACTTGCCAACGACGAACTGGAGCTTGCGCAGCAGCGTGCAGACAGGGCCGACAACTCGTACGCACAGGCTAAAGCCATGTACGAAACTTCGCAGGTTAAAACTGCAAAGAAGGCAGAGAAGGAATCCATCGAGAGTTTTTTTGATGAAGCGGAAGCGGTGGCACCTAGCCGGCTGTCGTCTGCTATTGACGAAGACCTTGTGCCAATGGTGTACACCACGGCAACCCGCAATCCCGCAGACCTGATCGTACAGGAAGCTATCCGCGACGGGCGTCTGTTGGATGCGCTGGACCGTCTGGCTGTTGCAGGCTCGAACGATCTTATCCGTCAGAGCGCTCGGGAGCTGCGCCCGCTGGTAATGCGCACCAAGGTTCGGACTGACCCGAACTTGCAAGCCAAAGGCCAAAATGTTCCGGCTGCTTTCAACCCGGTTGAAAACACAATTCGGTTCCGCCCCACGGAAATCGCGGACGAGGACATCATCCACGAGGTGACGCACGCGGCTACCCTGCGCGTTATGCGCATGCCTGACGCTGAACTCACCACCCGTCAGCGTAACGCCAAGAAAGAGATCGAGGCAATCTTTGCCCAGCTCAGCAAAGACAAGGCGCTGGTGGGGCAGTACGGTTTGGAGAACACCGAAGAGTTTGTGTCTGAGGTGCAGTCCAACGTGGACTTCCGTGCAGCGATTGACCAGAAGCCTTGGTACAAGCGCCTGTGGCACGCCATTGTGCGGCTGTTCTCTGACGCCCCGATTGAGTCTGTGAGCGACCGGGCAAGCCGTATGGTGCGCGAGTTGTACCTGCCGTCCAGAAGGATTGAAACGGCTATCGGCATGGTGCCATCTATGTTCCGGGGTACGGCAGAACCGTCGTCCATCATGGGCCGTCCTGCTGGGACGCTGGCTACCTTGCAAGGTAACTTGTTCGGATTGTCTGGGCGAGTGCAATATGTTGACCGGCTGGCAGCCTCAGAAAAAGCGTTTGTGGAAGCCCAGAAAACTGGCGCTCTGTCTTCGCTGGAGGCTGAGACCGCGCAGTACTTCATGCGTCTGGGCGACATGACTACGCAAGCTGCCGGGCAATTTATTACGTCGGGTCGGGTCCGGATTATTAAAGACACCTTCAACGGCCAGACGGAAGAGCGTTACGCAGCGGATAACAGCGGCCCCACTTTGGTGAGCATGGCCGAGTTTATGGAGCGTGCCAGTAAAGAAGGGCTTGGAAACGCTAACGAAGTGGAGCGGATTGTTACCGTGAAGGTAGCCGGGGATCGTGCCAACGCTATTCCTCGTGGCTGGGAACGGTTGATGGCTACCAACCCCGAAAAAGCTAAGGCTGAATACAACGAAGTGATGGCTAAGCTTAACGCCAACCCGGCAGCCAAGCGGTTTGTTGATGCCGCTATTGCAGAGTACAAGGCGTACAACGACGGGCTGATGGACTTTGCGGAGCAAACCGGGTTCCTTACGGCAGACGAAGTTAAGCGGCTGAAGAAGACGCCGTACATCCCGTACTACCGTGTCGAGAATGGCGTGGTCAAACTGTATGTGGATCGGGAAACGCCGATGACCATCGGCAACATCAAGGACAACCCCGATCTGCAGCAGCTCTTGGGCGACAACAAGCAAATCTTGCCGATCCTGACCAGCGCTGTCCAAAACACCTTCATGCTTACGCGGATGGGGCTGCGCAACAAGGCGGCACAAGAGACGACCAAGGCGCTGGAGAAAGCTGGCTTTGTGTCCAAGATGGGCAAAGGCCCCGGCCTGTCCAACGTCAACACCGTGCACTATAAGTACAAGGGCGAGCCGTACTTTGCAACGATTGATGCGGATCAGTTTGGTATTCCCGCCGAGCTGATCGTCAAGGGCATGGAAGGTATTAAGACGACCATCCCGGATTTAGTGCGTTTGATGGGCATTCCGGCAAACTGGCTGCGTACGTTCATCACGCGTCTGCCTGCATATGCGATGCGCCAGATGATTCGCGATCCGCTGAACGCAGCCATCGTCGGCGGGGTGGACGGGTTCCCGGTGCTCAATGCCCTGAAGCAGATGGCAAAGATGCGCGCTGGGCGCAACCCGTCTGCTGACGCGCTTATGCGTGGGCTGGTTGTGAGCAGCAACATTTACACCGGCAACGAAGAGGATATGCAGCGGTTCATCGAGGCGGCTTCCACCGGACGCGGCAAATGGTCCAAGCTCATGGGTGGTCTTGATCAGCTTGCCCTGCAGTCCGACGCGGCAACCCGCACGGCCATCTACGAGGACGGGATCAAGAAAGGTCTGTCTGAACGCCAAGCGCAGTTCCGGGCGATGGAGTCGCAAAACTTTAGCCGTCGGGGTTTGTCACCCAGCATGCAGGTGATGTCCACGCTGGTGCCGTTCTTTAACGCACAGATTCAGGGTCTGGACGCTCTGTACCGTAGCTTCCGTGGCGACATGCCCTTCTCGGAAAAGCTGCAGATTCAGAAGAAAATTGTCAGCCGTGGCGCTATGCTGATAGTTACGGCGCTGTCGTATGCGTTCCTGATGCGGGACAACGAAGAGTACAAGAAGTATACGCCTGAAGAGCGGTATGCCAACTTCTTTGTGCCGCTGCCCGGGACCAAGGACATGCTGAAGATTCCGATCCCCTACGAGGTGGGTCTGCTGTTCAAGGCGCTGCCCGAGGCGTTGCTGGACAGTATCCTTGGGGATACAAAAGCTGAAGAGGCCGCCAAAGGTATTGGCAAGCTGCTCATGCAGTCTGCGCCGGGGGTTGTTCCGGCAGCCGCTAAGCCCTTGCTGGAAGCTGCGTACGGCCAGACGCTTCTTGGGCCGATTGAATCTGAGCGAGAGAAACAACTGCCGACGGCCCAGCGCTATCGGGAAGCAACGCCTGAAGTGCTCAAGACGCTGGGATCGTTTACGGGTGCGGTGGGTATATCGCCGTTGATGCTGGAACATCTGGCGCGTGGCTACACCAGTTCGCTGGGCATCTCCGTATTGCGGATGCTGGACCCGGTGTTGGGTGACGCGACAGAAGGAGAGAAAGCTTCGCAGTCGCTGAACAAGCTGCCGTTTGTTGGCGGGCTGTTCCAGACGGGAGATGGGCGCTTCCTGATCGAGCGGGCGTACAGCCGCATGGAAGAGATCATGCAGGCCGAGGAAGGCTACAAAGACCTCATGAAGCGTGGGAAGCAGGCAGAGGCGCAAGCCTTTGCGCAGCGCAACGCCGATCTTCTTGCCGCTACTGACATGGCGGGGATGTTCCGCCAGCGGTCTGGGCAGATGTTTGCGGACGAGCGGGCCATCCGGGCAGAGCCGACGCTTACCAAGGCGCAGAAGGACGCGTTGCTGGAGAAGCTCAAGGCGGCGCGGAACGAGGAGGCTCGGCAGTTTTACGCGGCTTCCGAAAGAAGTACACGCCAGTAGCGCCGTCCTTGATCCCGGCTGTGGCCTGCGCATCCAGTATGCGCATGCTGATCGCCCTACTCAGGCCGTGCTGGCGCATCTTTTCAAAGTCGAGGCAGGGGACGAAAAACCCCTGCCCCTTCTTAAGCCGCTTCCAAGGAAGGCGCAAGCGGGAGTATTGCATCCACGTCCTCCAAGCGTCGGCGCACCTTCATGGCGTTCACACGCATGGGCGGGGCCTTGGTCTTGGCAGTCATATCCTTGCGCACGAACTCCACCGTGATGTTGGGCGTCGCAGCCAGCTTCTTGCAGAACGCGGCATAGCCGAAACTGTGCGCGGCGCAGTGGGCCTTGAGCATCTGCTCCTCGATGAAGAAGTCGCAGTAGCCCGGCGTGATGTCGTGCTCCACCCGGCCAGCAATCGATGATCGGGTAATACTTTCGTCGGCCTCCCGGCCAGCGCCAAACTCTGCCATCAGAGAATGGTTCGACGCATGGCGGCGGATCACCAACAGCTTGCCGAAGTGCTCGCTGATGAAGTTGTTCAGGACGTTCTCGGCGGTGCGGACATTGGAGCGCATGGACTTGCGCATGAACGCCACCACATCCTTGTAAGCCTCGATGATGTGCTTGATCGGCAGGTCGATCACGCCAATGTATTTCTGGCTCCACAGCACTCCGGCAGCTATCGCGCAGCCAATCCCGGCCATCCAGAAGCGCTCGTCGTTGGTGGCGTTGAATATCTTGTACATCCGCTGCACGGTCTCGTTGGTCAGCTCAGACAGCATGTGCTCGTTCTCGACCATGTAGTCCGCCATCATGTAGCCGACCATGCCGTAGTGGTAGTGCAAGCTCTTGATGATCTCGACCTCTTCCGAAGTCCACGACAACGGGTCCTCGATGATGTACTCCAACAGCCGGCGCAACTCGCCCTCGGACGAGTGTTTGCGCACCCCGGTCAGCCAGTCCACGCCGTGCGTGTTAGAAGACAGCATGGCGATGGTGAACCACGTCGAGAGGTTCAGGCGCTCCTTGTTTGCGCCAGACTCCATCCGCTCCTTGCCTTTACCTTCCGACATATCCAGCAGGAAGCCGGGGAACCACTCAAAGTCCTTGCGGTTGTTGTTCGTAATCTCGTCGGAGATCATGGGGTGGCAGTGCAGCAGACCCAGCCTTTGCTGCATCGCAACAGGAGATGTGCCCTTACCCGTGCGGTAGCGGGTGGGGTGCCCCCAGACTGAAGCCGCCAACTCCAGCGCCAGCGACTTGCCAGTGCCCGACTCGGTAGATGCGCAGTGCACAGTCATGCCAGCCAGCCCGGTGTAGCGCATCAGCGGAGCGCCCGCACCCAGCAGCATGATGGACAGGTGCCGGTACATCTTCTTCTCGATTAGCATGCTGATGACGGCGCGCCAGCCATCCAGCGTCCCCTTGGATTGCGTGCAGGCCACGAGGTTCTCCAGCCCGGGCATCGGCACCTTAACTGCGGGTTTACCCTTACTGAATATACGTCCAGCAAATACGTAGCTCTTGTCGGCCTGCCAGCCGAAACTATCAGGAACTGTCAGAGCGCGCTTCTCCATCGCCGCCTGCTCGACGCAAGCCCGGACGTAATCGAACAGGTTCTTGTCGTTGCCCGAGCCGAAGCTTGCCATGATGTTCTGCTGGGCCAGCGCCTTGACCGTCTCGTCCTTGGACACAATCGCCTTGGAGGGCACCATGATGTCCACCGCACCCTCGGGACGCAGCGCCATCATGTGCACAGTGTGATCGCCGTGGGTGTTGAGGATGTCCACCACGAACAGCTCGTAGGGCAGCATCATGACGTGCTTCTTGGTCTTGGAGCCGTCGGCCATTTCGATCTCGCGCTCCTGATACACGCCGCCCTTTTCTCCGTACGCGTAGCCTTTGGGCGGAACCGGACGCTTAACCGGCGTTGGCTCGGCCACCTCGCTGATGTCCTCGAACTCCGTCAGAATTTCTTTCTCTTCCGTATTGACGTTGACCTCGCGGCCCAGCGCCAGCGGGTTGATGATCTTGCCCCAGTGCGGGCACTTGGTGCACAGGCCGGGATTCTCGGAGTCGAACTTGATGCAGGGGTACGGGCCTTTGATCTCGCGCAGCTTTTGCTGCATGCGCTCGTCGGTGTAGGGATGCAGCTTGCTGATCCAGATCACAGCCTTCTCGTGGTCCTCACACTTTTGCGCGATGCTCAGCCAGCCACGCCACAGCGGCTCCATGCCGTCGTCTTCTGCGTGTTCAACGTAGTGCTCAAGCTGAGCGCAGCCCGACCCGGTCTGGGTCGCCCTGAGAATGTTTTTGAAACGCGTGAGGCTGTTTTCAAAGAGTTTGACACTGGTCGCGGAAGGAGCGAGAGAGGGGCGGGTGCCGGGGAGAGGCGGCAAGCTGTTCGGTGCCGTGGCTGCGGGAGTACCTGCGGCCTGAAGCTGACTCCGGATGGCGGCGCTGATGATCTCAAAGTCGAACAGCACGCCCTCCTCCAGTATCTGCACGAGGGGCGGCTCAGGGTAGACCGGCTTGAAGTTGTATGACCCGGGATAGCGCAGCACACGGGCGGCATCAGCCGTCACCGTCATGTCGATCTTCAGCCCCTCCTGCTTGCACAGGCGCTTGAAGTTCTCGGCCACGGGCTTCCACGAGGTGATGTCCTGCGTCTCAGTCAGGGGCCAGTAGATGTGATAGCCACCGCCGGAGTCGATGACGTAAGGCTTGCCCAGCTCGTGCAGCCCAGTCTTTTGCATGAACGCGTCGAACGCTTCCATGCCGGCTTCCTTGGTGCCGTAGGTCTTGGGGCCGTCTTCGTTGCAGTCGATGTCCACGAACAGCGACTTGATGTACCGCGCATTCTTGGCCGTGCGCGAGCCGGCCTCCTCAAAGGTTGCCAGCGCAAAGTAGGTGCTGTACTTGGCAGCGACCCATGTGTCTACGTGTTGTTGCAGGTCTTCATACTTCTCCTCAAATTTGTGTTCGTTTCTTTTTGTGGTCAGCTCGACCGCGCAATACAACCCGTTACCGGGTGGCGGAAGAACCACCGCGAAGAACTCTTGCGGTGTCATGGGGTGTCCCGGTGAGATTTAGTGGGCGTTGTCCAGTTGTTCCACGAAGCGCTTGAGCAGCTCTGCCACCCACGCAGAAGGCACGGGCTTTCCCAGCATCATGTAAATGTGACGCTCTAGCTCATCGTCGGTCAGGGTGTGAGGTTGTATTCCCGGCATATTGTTCTCCATGCGGTGTCCGCGTTATTAGATGTTTGTAGGATTTTGAGAAGGAACTCAGCGCGGTCTCTGTAACCCACGAACACCTCGGTGCCCGTGAACCAGTTGTAGACCGTCTGCCGCGTCACGCCCAAAGCTTTGGCGATTTTGGTAACGGGGAAGTCATGATAGACCGCCCAGCGCCCAAGCTGGTTACCCAGCGACTTGGGCGTCTTCGCCACCGCATCAATAATTTTTTGTGAGTAAGGCATTGTGTTTAGGGCGGGAGGTAGCGTGGCTACGGACCAGAGGAAACGCTTTCGTGCACATGTAAAGACCTTTTTAACGAGGTATCAACAACACCCCGGCACACGCAAAGCGACCGCTCTTGCTACCTCCCGAAACCTTTTACTCGTCGTCCCAGTCGGCGACGATGTCAGCAAGCTTGCCCTTCTTGGCGGGCACAGCATCGGCTTTAGGCGCGGCCTTGCGAACTTCCGGCTCCTCGTCCTCGCTCACGGCAGGGGCGGCTTTCTTCTTGGGCTTGGGCGCTTCTTCCTCTTCCGCATCCGGGCGCTTGCCCTCGATCAGCATGGGGGCCGGCTTGGACACACCATCCGCAGCCGCCGGGGTCATCAGCACCGCACGCTGGGCTTCCACGCCGGTGGCTTTCTCTTTGACCGTCTCATACTCGTCGGGCGTCAGCCAGCGCTGGGGCGCAAACACAAGCTTGGGAGATTCCGCAGTCGTGTCGAACTTCATGCGGGTCACCACCATGTCGAGGTTGACCGGGGGAGTCTGCGTTGCCGCCCACCGTGCGTATGCTTGCAGCGGCAGCTTGTCGCCCTCACCCTTGCCGAAGATGGACGTGGCAGGCAGCGTGACTTGCAGCACGTCGCCCTCGGGGTTGTTGGCCAGCACCACAGCCAGACGCTGCTGATAGCGGCAGGCGCGGGAGTTACCGTTGCCAGACCCTGCGATGTTCTGCGGGCACTTGGCACAGGTCGCTGCCTGCGGGTCTTTGATGGACTTGTCCGGCGTTTCTCCGTCGTTGCTCCAGCAGTCAGGAGCGGCACCCGGTGCGTCCTTGTCGTACTTGCCGGCGTAGAAGATGCGCGAGACTTTCGGAGCCGCCTTCACGACGATCACATCAAGGTGACGGTCTTCGATGTTAGCGATCTCCTTGCCACCAGCGACCAGACGGAACACGCCACCTTTGATGGAGACGCGCTTCACGCCCGGGCCAGAGGCAGGGCCGCCAGCCAGAGCCAGCGTGGTTTCGGACAGTTCTGCGTTGGCTACGAACGCGGGTACTTTTGCGGAATTGAAAACAGTGATATTGCTCATGATGTGCTTTAGTTGGTTGGTTTGCGTACCGAGATGTCGTACTCCGCGTGGGAGTTCAACCCGGGCGGTACGAGACCCGGATTCTCTTCGAGAAATTGGCTCATGTTGGACTGCGCAATGCGCTTTTCCAGCAAGTCCACCGCGTCATGCTCGACCACGAACTTCTTGAAGGAGTCCCAGTCTTGCGTGTGGTAGCGGGTCTTGACGGCGAGCACCACGGTGCCCTGCGCTGTGCGAACTGATGTGACGCCCATCGTCTTCATCATGTCCTTCATCGCGTTCTTGATCTCTTCCTGCTGCGCTTTCAGAGCCTCGACCTTGCCGTCGTACTCCTGAGTCAGCGTCGTGATCTCCGTGCGAATCTTGCGGTAAATCTTCGCGAGGCGATCCAGTGGGATCGTCTCGCTCTCTGCTTCGGTCATTTGCTTCTCCGTTTTATTTGTCTAGGGTTGGACAGTGTACATGGTTTCAATCGTTGCGCAACTCCTTTATTCACTTATCACGTTGTTGAACATCTCGGTCAGCAAAGAGTGGTCGTCCACCTTCTGACTGAGCGCTTTAAACAGGCGTTTCTCCACCGGGCTGGACTGGATGTGCACCACGGTGACCTTGTCGCTGGTCTGGCCCTTGCGGTCTGCGCGGGCGCAGCACTGGGTGTATTGCTCCACTGACATCAGCGGGCCGTAGAACACCACTGTATCAGCGGCGGTCAGGGTAATCCCGTGTGCCGAAGCTTGGGGCTGCATCACAAGTACACGCGGCTCCGGCTCGTTCTGGAATCGGTGAATGATCTGAGCACGTTTGGATGCAGTTACGCCGCCGTGAATCTGTTCGTTTGCAATTCCCTTCTTGGTCAGGTACGTGCTAATCGTTTCGATCACACTCAGATACAGCGCGAAGATGATGACCTTGCGGTCGGTCTCCTCCAGCACTTCCTCCAGCACCGACAAGCGCGGCGCGCAGTCGAACTCCACCACCTCCCGGTCGTCCGTGTATGCTGCACCGCAAGAAATCTGGAGCAACTTGTTCATTGCAGCAGCGGCATTGACCGCCGTGATGGTCTCCCCTGCCGCCTGCACCAGCATCTGGGTCTTGAGCAGGTTGTAGTACTTGGCCTGCTGGGGCGTCATCTCCACCTCCCGGGTCATGGTGACCACGGGCGGCAAGTCCAGACACTCGGCCTTGGTAAAGCGGATTGCCGGCTGCAGCGCGCTGAACACGTCGTCCTTAGCCGTCGCCTTGGGTGCCCACTTGTACATGGTGATCTTGTTCATCACCTTGTCGCGCCACGCCGTAAAGAATTTCGGTACGCCGTCCGGGTTCACCAGCTTGGCGAGGCCATACGCATCCACGGGAGACTGCGAGGCCGGGGTGCCGGTCATCATCCACAGGTAGGTCTGCGGGGTCAGGATAGAGTTGAGCGCCTTCCAGCGCCGGGTGGTGTTGGTCTTGTAGGCGTTGGCCTCATCGACGATCACCAGATCGAACCTACCATCAGCCTTGACCTCGTCAGCGATCAGGCCCAGCCCTTCGTAGTTGGTGATGACGATCTCGTAGTCCTGCTGGATCATCTCGATGCGCCGCGCAGCCTTGGGGTGGTGGGCGATGATGGCGCTGCGATGCAGCACGCTGTTGTTGATGTCCCCCATCCACGCGCTGTGCATGATCGACAGGGGGCACAGGATCAGCACGCGCCGCACCTTGCCCAGCTTCATCAGGTAGTCAGCGGCCCACAGCGCCGAGAGCGTCTTGCCCGTGCCCGGCTCCGAGAAGACAAAGGCACGCCGATGCATGGTCAGGAATGCAGCCGTGTCGATCTGGTGCTGCATAGGCTTGTAGCGCCCGGGCCAGTCGTAGCGTTTGGTGATGGGCGAGGGCACGTCCTTGACGCCCAGATTGCGCAGCACCCGCGCCTCGTCCAGTCCCCAGTACACCGCCACTTCGTAGCCGTCACCGACTTGCATCACCTTATGCTTGGGGATGATGCTGTATTTGGCAGGGTTGCGCGTCTTAAACAGCAACGCCTTGTTGTCAACAATCTGCACTTGCTTCTCCGATTCTTATTTGTTGTCGCCTTGGTTGGCGCTTCTATTTCTCAGTCGCAGGTTACCGGGCGTTGTCTTACCACCTTTGCGAAGCGGCACCTTGTGATCGATGTCTTTGCCTGCGCGGTCAATCCGCTTCTTGTCGTACAGGCGGCGTGCCCTCTGACGTTCAATCTGATCTTCGGTTTCGCCCGATTTCTTTTGCAGTTCGTATGCGTGTTTGTAGTCACGCTTGCCGTTGGTCTGGGTCATAGTCGCTCCTAATGTTTCGGGTTGAACTCGCAGCCGGTGACTTGGCACCAGCCGCACAGCGGGGTTTGTGTGGGGTTCCACACGTCATTCTCAAAGCACGCTTCGAGGCGCGCCGTACGCTCACGATACTTCCACCAGTAGTCGTCCTTCTGATCACGCATCATGGACATCTTGACCATGCTGTTTTTGACGATGAAGAGAAGAGCGCTGTTGACCTTGCGGATATGGGGGAAGTGCTCGAACACCATCAGCGACATGAGCACAAGCTGATCCCGGTCAGGGTACTTGTCGTTGCCCGTCTTCCAGTCGCCCACCCATGCGGTCAGGTTCTCGTCATCAATAATCAGGATGTCGGCAATGCCGCGCACCCACACGTCGGAGGACTTCCAGTCACACGGTTTCAAGTCCGCCGTCAAAGCCATCTCGTACTCGGCCAGCTTGCGTCCTGACTTACCTAGCATGGCGTCAGCAACATCCTTGAATTGCGCGTACTCAGGCGGGAGCGGTTTGTTTTCTTTTATGTAGAGTTCCAATGCCTCGTGTACCTGATTGCCGTAGCGCGTCGCCTCTGTCTCTTGGAAGGGGTACTTTTTCAAGACCTTGACCTCGTGGTATCTGCGGGCACAGCCCTCGAAGTCTTTCAGGCTGCTGTGTGACCATGCTGGTTTTTTCACTGGGTGTCCTTTTGTGTCTCTAGCAAAAGCTCCGCGATGTTGACCGCATGCACAACGAATCCGTCGCCATACATCAGCGCCAGTTCAACGAAGTTCTCCTTCGCGTGGGCGATGAAGTCCTCGATGTTGGGTGTTGGTAGTTTGGCGAGTTCTTCTCGCGCTCTCTCAAAGGCTTCACTCATTTGAACTTTGCTGTGTTGATTGCCTTGGCTAGGCGGTTAGCAAACCGGGTCACGAACTTCTCGTCCTTGTACAGGCTGTGCCCCATGTCGTACAGGATTGCGTGAGTCAGCTCGTGCCAGAACGTATCGCTCACCTCGTCGTTGGAATATGCTTTCTGGGTCACGTTGCTCTTGGTGGCAACCTCAATCTTTCCCGTGCCGTAATACACGTAGCCCATCGTTGCCCTGCGCTCCATCGTCTCGACGATCTCCACCGAGTACCAACGGTCGCCAACCTTTACTTTCTTGGGTAGTTTCAAGTCCATCTGCTTCTCCTGTTTATTTGTTTTGCATGTGCCGCAGAGTCTGAACTAGAAGGCGGGCCTCGGTGACCAGCCCCAGCGCTTTCTCTTCGGCTTCACTCAGCGTCCTGTGCAGACATGCGTCGTGCACTTCCTTTGCCAACCGCTCCACATTCATCAGCGGCGTGGCGTAGTCGATCAATACATCTTCTTTCATCAGTTCTTCGCCAATCCATATCGACGGTGAACACCACCGTCAGCGGCCAGAGGTAGCCCCGGCAAGTAACTCGGCTCCATAGTCATCTGCGCCAAGACCCAAGTCTTAGCGTCAGCAACCTCATCGTCGGGCACGACAGCAATCAGCTCGTCATGCACCGTTCCCACCACGGGGTAACGTTTGTTCACCCGTAGCATCCCGTCCGTCATCACAATCCGCGCAGTGCCCTGCACCACGTTGTTCGTGATCTTCCCACCGTACAGGGGCGTGGCCTCCGGCCCATACACCCACCGCTTTCCGCCCTTCTCATCCTTCTCTTGACGCAGATTGGGATACAGGATGCGCATGCCGTTGGGCAGTACGATCTCCTCCTTTTTGAAGGTGAGACATTTATACACGATCTCTTCGCCCCCGGCAAGACAGCGCACCAGCAGCTCCTCCATCAGGCTCCAGAAGGTCTTGACCGGCCACGCCGCCGCCCGGTATTTGTCGATGATGGCCTTGGCTGTGATGCAGTGCACAAGCAGTTCCTCGTTCGTACAGATGTGGGGAATCTCCATCATCCGGGCGACGTAGTCCTCGTTGTTCACGAATGCCTGAATGGCGTCCGCCGTCACGCCCAGCTTCTTGGCGTCGGCCTTGGTGTAGCGCAGCGGGGGTGCCCCGAGGAAGCCAACCAGAAGCTGCTGCGCAAACGATGCCCACCCCAGCCCGTAGCCAGCGCCCAGCAGGGCAGACTTGGCAGACTGGCGCTCCACTGGATGGCTGTCCTTGGTCATGCCCGGGAGGTTGAACATCTGCGCGCCGAACTGGGCGTAGGGATCACCGCCTGCACGGAAGATGTCCAGCAGTTCCACATAGTCAGCCAGCCACGCCAGCACACGCGGCTCGATCTGCGAGAGGTCACCCACCGCCAACTGATAGCCATCGGGGGCCATGATCGCCTTGCGCAGGAAGCTGCCGCGCTTGAGGTTTTGCATGTTGATGGCGCTGCCCTTGCTGGCTGTCCATCGCCCGGTCGATGCCCCGTAGTAGGAAAGCGGTACAGGCAGTGCCCCACGCTGGGAGATTTCTAGGAACCTCTGCGCACGCGTGCGCTCCGTCGTGGACTTAACCTTGAGGCGTGCTTCACAGAGCGCGGCAACCTCTTCGTTGCTCCCGTGGAGGAGGGCTTGAAAGAGCGCATCATTTTTCGCAAGGGCAAGCGTACGCTTGCCAGTCGTCTTGCTAATCTTCGTAGGCGGCTCGACACCAAGCGCTTCGAGTGCTTTCGCAAACTGCGGGTTCGACGCCAAAACAGCTTCATCCAAGTTGAGCCTCTGTAATAGTCCTTCACGGGTTTCCTTTTCTTCTTCAATGGCGTCCAGCAACATGTTCTGATCAAGCTGCAGCACCGGGCGGGTGTACATCTTGAGCGTCATGTCGATCAGGCGTAGTTCCTTGGCAGGGTATCCACGCACCAGCCGCTCGAATATTGCTTCACATAGAAAGACATCGTGTCGGCAGTACGCAGCAAGTTCGGCCTCAATCGCAGTATCCAGCTCACTGAGTCCATCCGTTGAGTAAACGGCTTTCCCTTTTTCGGGAAGACCAAAATCACTTGCGAGTTTCGCGAGGGAATTGCCAACCTCCACGCCGCGTAAAGCTCGCGCCATTGATAGCGTGTCGAAGATGAAGGTGGGGTGTACGGCGAACTTCCAGCCCATAATTGATACATCGAACTGTGCGTTATGGGCAAGCACTGCGGTTCGTCCCCAGTCGATTCCAGAAAAGAACTCAGGAAGGTCTGCTCCTCGTATCCATCTAATTGGCTCGTCGCTTCCATATACATGGACGCAAGCTCCGAATGCTTTGAAACGTTCATCTCTGATGTACTCCTCGGTGGTCATCTTCGAGAGCGTGTAGCTCTTGCTGGCCCAGCGTGTCTCGAAGTCGATGCTCAGTATCTGGTCGTATGGCTTACTCAATTAAATAGCTCCTTGGGCGGCGCGTCGTCCATGACGGACTCCTGCACGTACTCGTTCACCGCACCCAGCAGACTCACCGCATCCATCTCGTTGGTGTTCACGGCCATGACCTTGAACCGCTCGAACGGTTCCTTGCCGATCAGCACCATGCCGTGCAGCTTGTCGTCCAGATAGCACTGGATGATCTCGGAGATGACGATGCGCAGGTGATCGCGTTGGTCTTGCGACATCTTTGCAAGCGCGGCCTCCAGCCCCGCAGTGTCAGTTATAAGCATAGCAATCTCTCTTTCAGTGTTTTCAAATTGTCCTCCCGCGCCACGAACACGAACCCACCAGCGGCACAGATCGCGTCTAGCTCCCTGTCCTGTAGCGCTGTGGTCTTGCCCTTGCCGGCCTTGCACTCGATGCCGAGGAACTTGCCGTTGAAGCAGCAGACGATGTCCGGAATCCCCGCACGCCCCAGCCCCATGCCGGGGGGCGAGAAGTGATAGATGCGCAACTCATCCAGCAGCTTCTTGACCGCAGCCTTTACCTTGCCTTCAGGAGTGATCGCCATCGCCGTCCTCCGTCCAGTCATCCCAGCTTTTTGCTGAGCCGTCGTAGTTCGCCATGATCTCGTCGTAGTTGTATTTATCGCCCAGCGCATCACGGATGCTGATCTCCTCGCCGTCCGTCTCCAGCACCTCGTTGTTGTACACGTAGACGTAGCGCTTCACTGACGCCTGATCCGAAGCGAACAACATACCAAGGCGTGTCGGCTGCCACAGCCCGCTGGTGGTGAGCTTGGACTTCTTCTCTCTATAACCCACCACCAAGTTCCACATCCACAGTGCCGGCAACTGCTGCGTTCTGAGCAACCACATGGGGGCCGAGCTTGGCACATGCACCCAGCCATCGCCCCGGTGCTGCGCGTTGACCAGCCACACCAACGCCCGGGCCATCGATGCATTCAAAGGCCGGCGGTATATCTTGCCCCACCGATCACAGCAGGGGCAGTAGCCACCATCAGCCTCGATAACTCTGCGCCAGTGCTCTCGGACATCTTTGAGCGGCACATTGGCGTCGGTCTCCTCGTTGTACTTGTACGCAGCCGGATGCGTAAGTTCTTTATCAGTATCCTCCACGCTCAACCTCCCGCAGTTTTTGCATGTAGTGCTGGGCCTTGCCAGCGTCGTCGCTGCCGTCCTTGCGTCCAGCGCGCAGGCTGTACTTGATGATGTTGCCCTTGAGGAACCCCACGAACTCCTCGTGCGTGAGCACCGCCTCCATCACATGCCACGGCTGGATGGGCATGTCCTTGTAATGGCTGCCACTGACTTGCAGGTCGTCTGCGCTGGTGCCATTCAGTCCGTCGTAAAGATTGGTCATATTAGTGCGTCCTCGTAGTCACTTAGGTTGTTTGGTCTTTTTGCTTGCCGGTGCAGGTACGTCAGCACTTGCGCGTCGGCTCTTTGGAACGGCCACCACTGGCCGCTTTGGTGCGCGCTTAGCTCCGACTGTTGCGACGGACTCCACCGTGGTGAAGCGGTGCAACTTCGGGCATTCTCGTCTGCGGTAGCTCGTGTTCGTGTAGTCATTGTGTCGGGTCTCCAATGTTACCGATGCTTCTCCACATACAGGGCACTTCATAGGTCTTGCCCCGCTCGGCTAAAGATGTTGAACTCTCTTATGCTGATGATGCGTGCCGTTTGCTTGGCAGATAGCCCTGCGACGTTGCTGATGTCGCGGCCCTTCTCTCGTTCACGCTCGACCACCATCGTCTGGTTGTGCGACAGCGTTGCTGCTGCTTTCAGATGGGGGTCAGTTGCGAACATGGACGGGCGAGGGTTATCGCGCCAGTGAAACGGGCTGTCCGGGGGGCACTTGCATTTACGTTTGGTCATTTGTTTCTCTGGCTTGTAGGTCTGGGGCAGTGCGGGGGCGGGATGACTACGCACCATACGGCCGTCACAAAATTGCCGCTCTTGATCCATCTGTCGATGTATGCGTCGGGAAATTTGTGGAGCATCCGATGGACGTGCGATGTGCCTGTAGCGGCAAGCCCGGCCAGTTGCAACACGGTCATTCCTTCGGGATTGGCACGCAGGGTTTCGCGGATGAGTTTTTGTTTAGGCCCCATAACTCACCGCAAACCAAACAACAGCCCATGATGCTGCAACCACCGCCCAAAAGCGGACGTTCACCCAGAAGTTTTCGTCAATCTCCAAGATCATCATCACGAACGGGATCGTGACAAGCATCAGGACTGCGGTGGCTAACAGAAAGATGATGATGGCTAGGGTCATTTCTGCTCCTTGCATTCTCTACAAATAAATTTCATGTGGCCCCCTGCAAATGTTTTTATGTGCCCGCCCTTCGTGGATTTGTCTTTTTGACACTTCCAACACATGCGTTTCCTGACGCTCATGTTGTGTTGCGCATTCGAAAGTGATGCAAGAGCTTTTATATTTTCAGCAACAACATTTCTGAATCCTTGCCCTCTCATTGCTTCTCCTCCATAAAAGCGTCCAGCACAGTTAGCGGTGCAGCCGCCCAAAGTTCTTTGTGTGCGTCCTTCCACAAACAAAGCAGCCCGTACTTGTCCGGATGCTGCAATGTTTTTCGGTGCTTCTCGGCTTCTTGCCACGTATCAAACGCGCCGAGGCATGAAACGGTTTGTGCTGTTGGGTGATTCATGTCTTCTCTCCCCTCCCCTTAACGAACTGCTGGATGTGGCTCAGCGCGTAGTCGTAACCGTCGGAAAACATGGGATGGCGCTCTTGCTCACTGCCCATAAACTCTTCGATTGTTTGAAGCACAGCCATCTGCTCGGCTTCAATCGCCGCCTTGACTGCGGCCTCTAGCTCGGATCGGTACACCTGCGTGTCATCGTCGTCAATCATTTCACCCTCCGCATCGGCTCCCACCCTGCATCAGGGATCTTCTCCGGGGGCGGCGGGGTCATCGTTGCGCTGGGCGGAACCCAGCCAAACCTG